TTAATATTTTGTACAAAAGTAGAATTTCCTTTTAATTCATATTTGTATAGTGAACTAATACCTGTAATCGCTGTGATTAAATCAGTATCAGTTACATCGTAGGTAACATCAGCAGCTTCAATGTCAAAGTTAGCAAAGTAAACGTTTTTTAAACCTCCAATGCTATCCTTACATGCTTCTGCTCTACCATTAGCTAATAAACAACTCATGTCTTTTTATTTTAATGTTATACAAAAAAAGGAGGAGTATTTTACCCCTCCCTTAGTTTTAGTTTATCTAATTATTAGTTAACTGCGTTTGTGATTCCGTATGTACAAATATCTGTAACGTTTCCGTACTGTACACCTGCTGTCATTCTCATGATTAAACGTACATTTTCTGACCCATCGATATCCGCTAAATCAATCAATTTAACTTGATTTTGGTCCGAAAGTAAACCTGTTCCAAAGAATAAGTTTTCTTTAGTTGATGCTAACATTTGGTCTGCAGTCAATCCATTTGCAACTACAACTGGAATACCATCAAACATTAACTCACCACCTTGATACCACATTGTACCTTTGTTGTCTACACCGTTAGCACCTAATCCTGAAGTTCCGAACCCTCCTAATGCTCTTACGTATAATCTCATAGCGTTTTGAGAAACGTAGATTCTTAATCCTTCTTTACCGTATAATCTTGATGGAATTGAATCGGCCAACTTTCCCATCTCAGTAATGATGTTACTAGCAGATAGAGTAGTACCCGACACCTCTTGAGCAGCTGGTAAAGCAGCGTCTGTAGTTAACAATGTCATGAAACCGTTGAACTCTCCTGAGTTGTTTGCATCACCATTCCAAATGTGAGATTCAATATCAGCAGCAACTTGCTCAGCTTGGTGTGCTAATAAATAATCTGCAAATGATTTTGGTAATACATCGTGTGCTGAATAACCCATTTCAATCGCTTGAAATGTATCTCTAAAGTCAGCCTTACAAAGTTGCTTGTTCACTTGTAGGGATTTCGGTTCAAGAATTCTTTCAGTTAAAGTAACTGCTCCTGTTGCTGTGAAGTCGCAAGATGCATCTGCTAATCCTGATGCTGATACTAAGTTAGATACAACTGATTTGTATTTAACGTTAGGCATAATTGTAATCAATTCATTTGATAAAGTTACACCTGATAATAATGCTGCAGAAATCCATTTACCTGAATGTTCTCCTGCATACGTTGTAGTTACTGATGTTGTAGTAGCCATTTTTCTATTAATTTAATTATTTATATACTTTGTTTAAAATTTGAGAAAGTCTATCGTTCTTTTTACCGAACTTAACAACTTTTCTTTCTACTTTGTTTTCAGGATTGTGTTGGATAGGTTTAGGCTCTTCCTCTTTCAATTCTACAACCTCTTCCTTAACTTCCTCTTTAACCTCTTCAACTTTTGAAAGTTCTGTTAACTTAGCTTTCAATTCTTCATTCTCTTTTTTCAATTCTTCAATCTCTGAAAAGAATGTTTCTTTAACAATGCTTTCAACTGTCTTTTTAATTTCCTTTGCAGGCTCTTCTGACATCATTGGTGCCTCTTCTTTTACTTGTTCCATTTCAGGTGCTTCTTCTTCAACTTCTTTAGTTTTGATTTCAGCAATAATACCTTCTTCTTGAACTACTAAAATTCTATCTTCAGGTAATTCATACTCTCCTACTGGTAATGCTATTCTTTCATCTTCATTAACAATAGATACATTTTGACCTGCTTCAAATGAATCAGCTTCTAATACTGCACCATCTTCTAACACTTCTTGTGCTAACTTCACTTCTTTTTCCATTCCTAAAAATGTCTTAATTGTGTTAATCGCTTCTTGTACTTCCTTTTTCATATTCAATAAACTTATAATTGTTATTTTTGTTGTAAATTCGTTAATTACTTACTCTAACACGTACCCTTGTACCTGCTGATTCTGTTGTTGTCACAGTCTCATTTCCTGTCCCTGTAATGTTTCCAATTCCTTGCGATTGTAATTCACCATCACAACACTTTGAACTGTAAGTGCCATCTTTGCACAAACAACCTCTTTTTCCCCCTTTAGGACTTACTTTCTTAGCCATATATTTCTATTTTAATTGATTATTCATATATTCGTATTTCTATCGCTGTGTTGTTGAAACCACTATCACTCGCAGTGTCAGTTAATAATACCGATGATTGAAATTGAATTTCAGTTGAAGATATTAATGAGTATTCAAATGCGTAAGGACGTCGAAAACTATTTAAATCAACATGCACTTTGTTAAAATCAGTAAAAACTGGAGTATCAAAAGTTAAAGTATATGCACCAACTGTATCTCTCGATGGTGTTATAGTCGCACCTGTAGTGTTATCCAATATAGTTAATGTAGGAGCGTTGGTCCCACTTTGAGAAAGTAAACCTACTAATTTAGTGTATACTATCCCTAACTCACTCTTTAAATTAGCAACTGTTATCTTTTTAGTGTTGTAAACTCCTGCGCTTTGATAGTCATCTACTACTATTAAATCAGTATCTGCTAAACTTGTTAATTCTGTTAAATCTTGTATTCTCATTAATTCAAACTTTTAATTATTACGTTCATGTATTCTACTGTGATATTTTGAGAAGCTGTATTATTTTCTACCCAAATTTCTATGTAATCATTCTCTTGCATTTCTAAAATAGTTTGACAACTAATAGATTCTGCTCTACCTGATGATGATGTTGTACCATACATTTCAGATTCAGCTATTATAGTGCCATTCTTTGCCACATAAACACCTATAACGTTGTTATTACCTGAAGTTAGAGATGTTGTTACTGATACTTGAAAATCACGAATTAAACCACCTGTATAAGTTAGTCTATTATCTGAATGCGAAAACTTTTGATTAATAGCATTTGCAGTTGTGGTTCCTAAAACTTTAGTAGGTACACCACTACCTGAAATAACAGTTGCAGTAGTGTTATTCAACATATATAAGTTACCTATCTCTGCTGTGTTTTCTATTCCTTTAGAATTAACAAAACGTGTTTTATTATCTGTATAACTAACACCACTTAAATAAGTACCACCTGCACTAAAGTTTATAGTGTCTAATATATAACCTTCTGTTGGTATAGTTGCACTAGCATCTACATTTATCCCTACCGTAGCACCAAACACCACCATTGACGAATAAATCAACCTAAATCTACGTGTAACCGTACAAGTTGAAAGTATATCTAATATATTACCAGGCGAACCTGTACCTACAAAGATTGAATTATCAACTCCAACCGTTCCAACCGTTCCACTAAATTGTAAATTTTGGCTATTTAGTATTGCACCTTTAGAATAAATCCAGTTATCGCAAGTATCAATAAGTCCTATATTTGGTACGTTCAAATAGTTTACACCAGTCCAATCTAAAGCAACTGGAGGATTAACAGTCCCAACTATATGTAATGCAGTATCTACATCTTGAAATGTTACGTGTCTTATAGGTGTCGTCCATTCAGTATAAAACAACGGTACGCCAACGCCTAAACCTGTCGATTTAATTCTACTATTCTCAGATGAACTACCTAATATAACTGTATTCTCACCACCCACTAACCTATCGCCTGTTAAATCTACTGTTGTTGTAAAATAATACGTTACATTATCACCTAAAGTAATAACGTTTGAAACTGCTGTAGGTAAATCTGTTTTATCATTTACAAATACTATATCACCACTGGCAATAGTTACATCACCACCTACTAAATCTAAAAAATCAGAATAATCAACTCTTTTAGGTACATCACTACCAACTACATCTAATATAATACCATCAGTATCACTAATAGATGTGCTTTCTATATACCTTTGTGTGTGATTGAATTTACTCATATAGATTTTAAAAAGTCTATAATTAATTCTTTAGTTTCTACTTCTTCATTTACTTGATTAGACAAGTCAAGATTCTGTAATCCATCAAACATACCCTCAATTGAGTAACCTTTGAAAGTACCTTGCTTAACTTCTTGCCAAACTTCATCATTGTATATTTTAGACATTAATACCCACTCCCCACCTTTTGGCTCTAAGTTGTATAAGTTCGCTTTGTCGTTTTTAGCATCTTCAACTGTCCACGATTCAATAACATTTATTCCTGATACATTCTTATCGTGTTCTAAAGTAAACTTTGATAAGTTCATGTTCTTCATAAACAATTCAGATGCTTGTTTAACCGTATCTTTAGAGAAGTAAACGTTAAATTCTTTGTCTTTGATTCTACGATAAATCAACTTATCAGGAACTAGTGCAAATCCTACAACAATTCGTTTATCTTCATCAATAACTTTTAGCTTAACCTCGTGCTTAGATAGTGCTATGAAATCACGTTCAATAGCTGGTGACTCAACTAAAGAAACTGCGAACACTCCATCTTTATCCTCGTCTTTAATTGTTAATTCAATGTTTTGTAACTTTTCCATACTTAAATAACCTTTTTATTGTTAAAATGTTGCATTATTAATCCTATTTCTATCTAGTGCTTGTGCTGTAGTAACATCTCCACTCACTACGTATGCTTTTACAGGTTCTAAGTTTGTAAGTTGTGAAGTACCACCTGACCCTACTATAT